AAAGAATTTACAGGTAAAGATATTTGCCGTAAACGAGACATTGAACTCTTTTTTAATAAAAGAGACCACAGATTCAGTACATCAGGTTTACGAAAAGCTTGCGCTTGGGTCAATAAAGATAGTGATTGGAAAATGACTCAAGAAGGATAAATAGTATATGAGCGATGATAAGATAGCACAGGCACTAAACATGAGGTCTTTACAAGATATCAATGACGAGAAACAGGAATTGTTGGACGAAGCAAATCCTGACAAATTGCCTGACCTACCTGTTAACGCTTTTTCTACAAACGAAGAAGTAGAAAATTTACCTATAGAAGCACCTGTTCAACATCCCGTAGTAATAGATGATGCTGGTGCTGAAGAAAATTTAAAAGATATTGAGTTAGCTAAAGCTAATATTGAAAACATTATTAGTTTAGGAGATGACTCTATTAAAGAGATGGTTGAGATTGCAAAACAATCAGAATCACCTCGAGCATTTGAGGTTGTGTCAACTCTTATGAAAACATTGCTAGATGCAAACAAAGATTATGTTGAAATGAGTACTAAGAAGCGATACGCTAAAGAAGAAGCTAATCCTGCTAAGAATGAAGTTACTAATAATAATCTGATTGTATCAACTGCAGATTTACTTAAGATGATAAAGGGCGAGAGTGAGTAACGGCTACTTAGGAAATAATTACCTCAAAAGGTCTAACGAGCAACATGAATATACTCCTGAGCAAATTAAGGAGTACATGAAATGTGCAGAAGACCCAATATATTTTGCTTCAAAGTATATTAAAATTGTGCATGTTGATAAGGGATTTGTTCCCTTTGAAATGTATGACTATCAAAAAGAAATTACTACGAAGATTACAAACAATCGACGTGTTGCTGTATTGACTGCAAGACAGTCTGGTAAAACAACTACAGCATGTGCAGTTATTCTGCATTATATTCTTTTTAACGAATTTAAAACAGTTGCAATTCTTGCTAACAAAGGAGATGCAGCTCGAGAAGTATTAGGTAGAGTACAACTCGCCTATGAAGCATTACCTAAATGGATGCAACAAGGTATTGAAGAATGGAACAAAGGTAATATATCTTTGGAAAATGGTTGTAAAATTTACGCAGGTACCACAACATCAAGTGCTATTCGTGGTAAATCAATCTCATTCCTATACCTAGACGAGGTTGCATTTATTGAAGGATTTGATGAGTTCTTTGCTTCAGTATATCCAACAATATCATCTGGTAAAACTACAAAATTATTAATGACTTCTACTCCTAATGGATTAAACCATTTTTGGAAAACCTGTAAAGGTGCTGAAGAAGGCACAAACGGTTATGAATTTGTTAAGGTAATGTGGGACGATGTTCCTGGTAGAGATGATGCGTGGAAAAACGAAACACTCGAAGCACTAGACTTTGATAATGAAAAGTTTAATCAAGAGTATTGTTGTCAATTCTTAGGTAGTTCGGGAACACTTATTGATGGTTCTAAATTAAAAGAATTAGCATATTCTCGACCAATACAAGAGAATGAGGGAGTATCTCAATACGAAGCTGCACTAGAAGACCACACTTATGTTATGACAGTTGATGTATCTCGAGGCAAAGGCCTCGATTATAGTACATTTAATGTTATAGATATCACAAAAATGCCTTATACTCAGGTTTGTGTATATAGAGATAACACTGTTTCCCCAGTGGATTTCGCAGCAATTATATATAGAATAGGATTAATGTACAATGAGAGTGCTGTACTCATCGAAATCAACGATATCGGTGAACAAGTATCAGATGTACTCTTAATGGACTATGGGTATGAGAATCTTCTTTATACTGAAAATGCTGGAAGGTCTGGTAAACGGATTTCAAGTGGTTTCGGAAAAAGAGTAGATAATGGCATAAGAACAACAAAAAGTGTTAAAAGTATCGGTTGTTCTATATTAAAATTGCTGGTTGAACAAAACCAGTTAATATTACAGGATTATAACACAATACAAGAGTTATCGCGATTTAGTAAAAGAGGGAATTCTTACGAAGCAGAATCTGGAGCACACGATGATTTGGTAATGAATTACGTTATCTTTTCATGGCTTACAGACCAAACATTCTTTAAAGACCTTACCGATATTAATACTATGATGCGTTTAAGACAGAAAACTGAAGAACAGATTGAACAAGACTTGTTACCATTTGGGTTTATCGACGACGGAGGAGATATTCCAGAAGAAGATGGTTTTGATTTCGTAAGAGAATCATGGCAAATCTGATAAATGCTAAATATTATAAATATAACTGTGATAACTAATTTTAGACTAAGATTTTTAAATTTTATAATTTTAAAGGAGAAATAATATGGCTTTTTCCGTAAGTCCTTCGGTAATAGTTCGTGAAGTGGACGCATCAGCAGCGGTTCCTGCCATCGCAACGCCACCTGCCGCAATCGCAGGTGTTTTTAGATGGGGTCCGGTAGGCGAAACAGTACTGATTTCTTCAGAGAACGAACTAGTAAATCGATTCGGTAAACCAACCAACGATAACTATGAAACATTCTTTGTAGCAGCAGATTACCTTTCATATGCAAATGCTCTCTACATAGCTAGAGTCGATAACGGTGCTGTCAAAGCATCAGCATCAGATACAACAAGTGCAAACACACAATTACATACATTCGGCGCATTCGACGCAAAATATCCTGGAGCTTTAGGTAATTCCTTAGAAGTTGGATATGTTAAAGATGACAAGTTCGAAGCTGATATAATTGATGTTGCAGATGTATCTGGTAGTAAATTAACAGGAAACACACAGGTTTCACAGACATTAAATTTCAACGCAACTTCATTAACTTTTGAAGTAATACCTGCAGACGCACTTACTACTTCATGGTCTGAAGATGACGTGATTGTAATTGGTAATGATTCCGTTGGATACCAAGATATTCCAGTAACAAGCTTTACTGAATCTACTCTTGACTCTTCCGGTAACGTTACTGCTAACACATCATTGATTGTATCTCATTCATATACAATTGCTTTAGGTCAATCATACAGATTAGCAGAATCTGAATTAAGTAAATTATCTCTTTCACGTAAGTGGAAGTATCATAGCTTATTTGGTAAAGCTCCACAAACTGGTAACTATCATGTTATCGTTGTTGACGAAGATGGAGATATTTCAGGTGAAACTGGTGCAGTATTAGAGTTATATGAAGATGTTTCAACAACTTCAACAGCAAAACTATCCAACGGTGGTTCAAATTACTATAAAGACGTAATTTTAGCTCAATCAAGCTGGGTAGAAGTTGCTAATACAACACACTTCGAAGCAGGTGCTCAGAATAGCACATACGAAAGTTTAGCACTGGGTACTGATGGTACTACAGAGAGTGCAACAACTCTTGGTGCTTTAGCAGGTGGATACGACTTATTTAAGAACTCAAATGAAATTGATGTTTCTTTCGTATTACAAGGTAAGGGTGACAACTCTGGTAATCTTGCAAATTATATTATTTCTAATATTGCAGAATACAGAAAAGACGCTGTTGCTTTCTTATCACCTTCTAAAGAAGCTGTTGTTGACGAGAATAAAACAAACACTAAACTTGCTAATGTAATTGCTTATGGTAATGCATTACAAAATAGTTCTTACTCCTTCATGGATTCTGGTTACAAATACAGATACGACAAGTATAATGATGTATACAGATATGTGCCACTGAATGGTGATACTGCAGGACTAGCTTCAAGAGTTGAACCTTTTGAATCTCCAGCAGGATTCCGTAAGGGTGTAATTAAGAATGTTGTTAAACTCGCGTTTAACCCTAATAAAGCTCAACGTGACCAACTATACAGTAAAGATATTAACCCAGTAATGAGTCAAGTAGGACAGGGAATTGTTCTATTCGGTGATAAGACTGGATTAGGTCTACCAAGTGCATTTGACAGATTAAATGTTCGTAGATTGTTTATCTCTGTTGAAAAAGCGATCGCTAACGCAGCTCAATCATTCTTGTTTGAATTGAATGACGAGTTTTCACAAACACAATTTAAGAATATTGTTGAACCATTCCTAAGAGAAATTCAAGGACGTAGGGGAATTATAGACTTCAGAGTAGTATCTGATGGCACTATTAATACTCCAGCAGTAGTTGACCAAGGTAAATTTAAAGCTAATATCTTTATTAAGCCTGCTAGGTCAATTAATGTTATTGAACTGACTTTTGTAGCAACACGAAGCGGAATTGAGTTTGAAGAAATTGTTGGCTCAATCGGTTAATAAATAAGTATTAAAGGAGAATAACGAACATGGCATTTAATATTAATGAATTTAAATCACAGCTAGTAGGTGGTGGTGCACGTCCTAGTCTGTTCCAAGTTCAAATTCTTAACCCCGTTGCTCCAGAGGCAGATTTTAAGGTTCCATTTATGTGTAGAGCAGCTGGAATACCAGCCTCGACAGTAGGAACTTTCAATACGAATTACTTTGGACGACAGGTTAAGTATGCAGGTGATAGAACATTTGCAGATTGGACAGTAACAATAATTAATGATGAAGACTTTATAGTCAGAAACGGAATGGAAGCGTGGATGAATTCTATCAATACACACGATAGTAATTTACGTTCTTTACCACAAGATTATAAGTCAAATGGTATCATTACACAATATAGTAAAGAAGGAGACGCAATTAGAACATACGTCTTTGAAGGGATGTACCCAACCCAGGTAGACCAGATAACTATGGACTGGAGCACAGTTGACCAAATCGAAGAATTTACGGTTACGTTCAGCTATGACTTCTGGAGAGTTGAAGGCGCTACTGGTATCCCTACAACCTAAGATTAGGTAATTAAATAATGAAGATTTTTGGATTTGAAATAAACAGGCCACAAGACGAGGCGAACAATGAAGTCGTCTCTTTTGTGGAACCTCAAAATGATGACGGAGCAATTACTGTTAGTAGTAATTCTCTCGGTGGATTTTATAGTACGATACTTGATATGGAAGGTTCCGCTAAGTCGGAATCTGAACTTATAACAAAATATCGTGGAATGGCAATGCAACCTGAAATTGCACAAGCTATTGATGATGTTGTTAACGAAGCAATATCAGTTGAAATGGACGAAAGCGTTGTAAATATTACATTAGGTGAAGCAGATTTACCTGATAAAGTAAAAGAACGAATCGTAGAAGAATTTGGTAATATCGTTTCTTTGCTTGATATGGCAAATAACGGTTACGATATGTTCCATAAGTTCTATGTAGATGGTAGGTTAAACTATCATGTTATTATTAACCCTAAAGATATTAAAAAGGGTATACAAGAAATAAGATATTGCGACCCTCGTAAATTAAAATTGATACGAGAAGTTGACAAGAAGAGTAAGGACCCACATAGCGGGTCTCCTACTAAGAAGATTAAAAATGAGTACTATATGTACTCAGAAAATGGATTTGGTTCTACTAGTGCTTCAGGAAGTGCTACAGGATTTAGAATCGCTAAAGACAGTATAGCTCGAGTAACATCGGGTTTGATGAATGAGAATAATAGTTTAGTACTATCTCATTTACATCCAGCGATCAAGCCGTTGAACCAATTAAGAATGTTAGAAGATGCTACTGTTATCTATACTTTAACAAGAGCACCTGAAAGAAGAATTTTTTATATTGATGTTGGTAACTTGCCTAAGAATAAGGCCGAGCAGTATCTAAGAGATATGATGACTCGACATAAGAACAAGTTACAATATAATTCATCAACTGGTGAGATTAGTGACTCACGTAAAATGTTAACAATGACTGAAGATTTTTGGTTCCCACGAAGAGGTGGTGAACGAACAACTGAAGTTGATACACTGGCCGGAGGTAGTGCTCAAGGTTTAAGTGATGATACAAACATGTTGTATTTTCAACGTAAATTATATAAAGCGTTGAAAGTACCTTTAACACGTTTAGAGCCAGAGAGTCAAGCATCCTTTGGTAGAACTTCAGAGATAACAAGAGATGAACTGAAGTTTGGTAAGTTTATTAAAAGAATTAGAACACGTTTTTCTTGGTTGTTTAATATTATTCTGGAAAAACAATTAATTCTAAAGGGTATTTTAACACCTGAAGAATTTGAAGCAATTCGTAACGATATACGATATGAATTTGCTAAGGATAATTATTACGACGAATTGAAGCAGTCTGAGATACTACGTGAACGTATGAGTACACTAAGAGATATCGAAGACCAAATTGGAAAATATTATTCTAGAGAATGGGTCATTCGTAACATTTTACAGCTAAGCGAAGAAGAGTTTACTGAAATGAATGACCAAATGGAAAAAGAGAAACTTGAGGCACCCGATGAAGAAGGTGACGAAGACAATCCATTTTGAGATAAATAAAACTATATTAAATTAAATAGGGACTAAATATGAAAAACTTTAAAGACCTACTTTCGGAAGTGGCCCAACCAAAGTCACCCGAAGAGAAAGCTTTTAAAGATCAGCACAAGATTGAGTTAATCAAACACCCAGTCGCGCCTGATTTTGTTCATACCGGTGAAATTCCTGGTAAGACAAAGAAGGAAAGACCTGCTGATGTTAAAGCTGGGGAAGACGCAAAAAAATACGACGGTGGAGCAGCTGCTAAAGCTAAACCATTCAAAATGCCACGAAACATCGATGAGACTAAACTTTCATTTAAAGATTTAATTACAAAAGTTTCTGATAACGAAGAACTTCTTGAAAGTCCCCAAGAAGAGATTTCGATGATGATGAAGCAACTACACTTTATCTGTTATGCATCTGAAGAGATTATGGAATACCTTGGTGCTGAAGATATGGACCCAGAAGAATGGTGGCAGAATAAATTAGCACAAGTATTTGGTAATGTTAAATCATTATATGCATATGCTAAAGGTTCAGAAGTTGTTAAAAAAGACATTGAACAAGATGATGATTTAGATACAGAACTAGGTGATGATGATGTTGCTTTACCTAGTGATACAGAAGTAGACGATTTAATGAATAGCGTATACGAAGACGTTCAAATCGAAAACTTAGTTACTGAATCATTCTTATTAAGTGAAGCTAAAATCGATATCGATTATATTGGTAACGATAGTCAAAAAGCTTCTCACGAAAAAAAATTCGGAGTTAAAATCTCATTAAAAGGAGATGACGAAGCATTTGTAAGCGGAGACGCCAAAAACGTTTGGAACTTTGCGGTCAACCATTACGGTGGTGACAAAGACGATGCTGCTGATATACATGGAAAACTTGCTAAAGAAGTTGGATATGAAGTATCAGAAGAGGTTAACGAAGCAAATTTTAAACCTGGCAGTCTTAAACTTAAGAATGGACAAACAATTAAAGTTGATTTTGCAGATGTAAAACATTTAAATCACTTTATGAAAGGTTTGAATCCAAAGAATAAGAAAGAGATGGAAGACCAGTTAATGAAAGACCAAAAAGGATTTAAAGAAATCCTTGCATTCGCTACTAAAGCGGGTATTTAAATTATGGCATGGGTTAGCGTCCCAGGTTCGAACAGTATTTGGGAATATGAAAATACTGCAACAGCATCAAACACTTATAGTGATGCGAACGGAACCACCACTGCTGGAGTTAGAACATTCACTCCAACCGGTGGAAATGCTCAATATACCTATGTAAGGTGTAGAAAGGCAGGACAAACTATAGAGCGTGGAGAGTTAAATAAGAACTTCTACGATAATAGATTTGCTAACGGAATTACATAAGTAATAAATAATTATAAGAAATTTAATTAAGGTGATAATATGCAACTTATTACAGAACTAAATGAAAACCTAGAGGTGATAACCGAAGCTAAAGAGGACGGTACTAAGTCCCACTTTATCGAAGGTATATTCATGCAGGGTGACATTAAAAACAGAAACGGTAGAACATATCCATGTGATACTCTTGAAAAAGAGATGAAGCGTTACGAGGCTGAATTTATTAAGCCTAAGCGTGCACTTGGAGAACTCGGACATCCCGATGGTCCTACTATTAATGGTGACAGAGTATCACACTTAATTACATCGATGAGGCGCGAAGGTAATGATTTTTATGGAAAAGCAAAAATCTTAAAAACACCTATGGGAGAGATTGTAAAAGCTCTTTTAGATGAAGGTGTTAAAATTGGCGTTTCAACAAGAGGGTTAGGTTCGGTAAAACAATTAAAAGACGGTGTTATGGAAGTTCAAAAAGATTTCCATCTCGCTACTGTAGATATTGTAACCGACCCATCAGCTCCTAATGCATTTGTAAATGGCATTATGGAGAACAGAGAGTATTATTACGATATAGCTTCTTCATCTTGGAAGCCTCAGGAAGTAGCTAAAGTCCTCGAGGAAATTGTTGAAGAGGTTGAAAAGAAAATTACTCGCGTAGTAAAAACTATTGACGAAGAAACTGCACAGAGAATGTTCCGTACATTCTTAAGTTCTTTAAGAAATAAATAAATTAATAAATATTTTTAAACAAGTATTAAAAGGAGAAAATTATGGCAGACGACAAAAATAAATTCGTTGCTGATGACGGTTACTCAGAAGTACCTCAGCCTGTAAAGCCTGAAGGTGGAGAGAATAACTTTAAAAAAGGCAAGAAAGGCGAAGTCGAAGCTAAGAAATCAGATGTTAAGACTCCTGGCCAAGAAAAGGCTGGCGAGAAGGTACCAACTGCTGAAGAAGTAGAAACTACTGAATCAGAAGAAGTGGTAGAAGAAGTTGTAGTTGAATCTACAATCGAATCTATCTTTGAAGGTACTGAACTTTCAGATGAATTTAAACAAAACATTAAGCTAGTATTCGAAGCAGCTGTTAACGAAGAAGTTGCAACAAAGACTGAGTCTTTGAAAGAAGAACTAGAAAGTAAACTCGAAACTGAATTATCAGAAGCTATTGATAACCGTATGAAGGATGTTGTTGAAAATGTAGACAAATATCTAGACTACGTTGTTGGTGAGTGGATGGAAGAGAACAAGATTGCTGTTGAAGCTGGAATTAAAGTTGAAATGGCTGAATCTTTACTCGGTGGTCTTAAAGACCTATTCAACGAGCACAACATCGAAATCGACGAAGATACATTCGACGTTGTTGAGAGTTTAGAGAAACAAGTTGCTGAATTAGAATCAGGTAGTAACGATGTTGTCAATGAGAACATCACACTTAAAGCTACTATTGCTTCTATGAGTGCAGAAAAAGTATTTGAAGGTATGACTGAAGGCCTTTCCGACAATCAAGTCGAAAGATTCAAAGTACTTTCTGAAAAGCTTGACGTTGAAGATTTAGAAGATTATACTTCGAATCTTTCAGTAATCAAGGAATCCTTCTTTAGCGAAGGCAAAATTGCCGCACCTAAAGTAGAGGATGTCGAAGAAGACGAAATTATTCTAGAGGAACAGGAAGTCACTAAACCAGCTTCTGATTACGACTCTATTAATGCTCTAGTTGAAGCTTTTACAGCTAAAACAAAGTAAGGATTAGAATAATTAAATTGGTTAAAAACATAATTTAATATTAACATAAAGGGAGAATTACTATGAGTAATTATCAAGCATTGGTAGAAAAGTGGGGCCCTATCCTAGAGCACGAATCTTTTTCACCAATTACTGACTCACATAAGAGGGCAGTAACAGCTACTATCCTAGAAAACACAGAAAGAGCACTTGCAGAAACTGGTGATTTATCAGCTAACATGACAAGCCTTCTTTCAGAAGCAGCACCAACTAATGATGCTGGAACAGGTGGTTTCGGGGCTGGAGCAACTGCAGGTGGTCCTGCAGCTGGTTACGACCCAATCTTAATTTCACTAGTACGTAGAGCGGTTCCTAACCTAATCGCTTATGACATCTGTGGTGTTCAGCCAATGACTGGTCCAACTGGTCTTATCTTCGCGATGAGAGCACGTTACGGTTCACAGGCTGGAGACGAAGCTTTCTATAACGAAGCTGATACAGATTTCTCAGGTGCTGGAACACACGCTAACACATTACCAAATGCTAACGCATCACTTATCACGACTGGTACAGGTCTTGACACAGGTGCTGGTGAAGCTTTAGGTGACGGTGTTGGAGATGCATACGCAGAAATGGCTTTCTCAATTGAGAAAGTAACTGTTGCTGCTAAGACAAGAGCTTTAAAAGCTGAATACACTACTGAGCTTGCTCAGGACTTAAGAGCTGTTCACGGCCTAGACGCTGAAACAGAACTTGCTAACATCCTTCAAACTGAAATCTTAACAGAAATCAACCGTGAAGTTGTTAGAACAATCTACAAAACTGCTGAAGTTGGAGCTCCAGGCTCTGCGTCTGCAGGTGTTTTCGACTTAGACGTCGATGCAAATGGTAGATGGTCCGTAGAGAAGTTCAAAGGCTTAATGTTCCAAATCGAACAAGAAGCTAACGCTATTGCAAAGGGAACTCGTAGAGGGAAAGGTAACATCGTTATTTGTTCTTCAGACGTTGCTTCTGCTTTACAAATGGCTGGTGTACTCGACTACGCTCCTGCTCTTAACTCTAACTCTTTAGAAGTTGATGACACAGGCAATACTTTTGCTGGTGTTCTTAACGGAAGATTCAGAGTATACATCGACCCATTCGCTGGTTCAAACTACTTAGTAGTTGGCTACAAGGGTTCAAGCGCATTTGACGCTGGCTTATTCTATTGCCCATACGTTCCATTACAAATGGTACGTGCTGTTGGTGAGAATAGTTTCCAACCAAAAATCGGATTCAAAACTCGATATGGTATGGTAGCTAATCCATTCGCACAGGGTGATGCATCTAGCCAAGGTCTTGGTGCACTTACTCAAGATACTAACAAGTACTACAGACGTGTACGTGTAACTAACTTATTCTAAGAATAACAATTAGTTGTATCTTTAGGGGAGCCTTCGGGCTCCTCTTTTTTTGTTCATTAAAAAGGGACCATTAAGGTCCCTCTTTTTGTTTTGTATCTTATTACTTAGATACTACAAACTCATTTAATTGAGTAGCAAGTCTGATTATCTGCGCTGCAGTAATCTTTCTATCCACAAGTGGTCTGTAACCAGCTGTTTCATTATTGTAAGAATTATACTCTGCTATCGCATAGTTTTCTCTATCAATATTACTCAATAAAATTCCTTCAGCTTGTGAAAGAAGGTCTGCTCGGATTTCATATCCGCTTTTTGTATCACTCATAATTTTCTCCTGTGTGTATATGTGTGTTATTTGTATTTCTTAGAAAAGTAAGTTCGTAGTAAGAAAATACGTGTATATGCTACGAAGGTCATAACTAAGGTAACCATTGTACCTAGTGTGACTGGGTCGGTAATCTCAAATTTTTCAATATAGAGCCAAAGAAGAAAAAGGTTTAATGGATAGTTAACTACCAAACCTGTTGCAATCTGAGTTGCAGTTTCTTTGTGTATTTGTTTTGTTGCTTTATTCATATCATTTTAAAGATTGTCCTAACTTTTGACCAATTGCTAAATAATCTTCAATTGGTCCTTTATTGATGCCTAACTGGTTTGTTTCAAAGTTTTTTGCAACCATGTTTAATATCCCATCTTCAATATAGGATAATACGCCAATCGGTGTAGAACAGTCACCGTCAATTTCTTTTAACATTTCTTTTTCGGCCATTACAGTATGCCATGTATCAATATCATTTCTTGCCCAACACCATGCTGTAATAGTTTCATCTATTGGTGTTTTAGGCTTTCTTGTTTGAAGAGCAATAACGCCTTGACCTGGTGCAGGTAACATATCTGCAGTTCCAAATACATGACTTGCTTTATGAGTTAATCCCAATGTATCAAGTCCTGCTTTAGCAACTACGATCGCATCATATTCGCCATTCTCTTGTTTAGCGATTCGACTATCAATATTACCTCTAATAGGGACTATAGTTGCTCCTGGATATAACTCTTGTAACTGGTAAGACCTTCTAGGGCTACTTGTGCCTATGGTCCTAGGGTTTATATTATTACCGACTAAACAGTCACTAAAGTCACTTCTAGGTAACACACAGGTCACTTCAAGCAGGTCGTCGTTATCTCTTGTTAAATCTTTAAAGGCATGACATGCAATATCAATATCTCCATTAATAAGTGCTGTTTCTATTTCTTTACAGAATACTCCTTTGTTTCCCATTTCTTCAATGGTTAACTCTGGATTTAAGTCTGCTTGTGAATGTATGAATACAGTTTCTAAATCAATGCTAAGATGATTTCTTGCTTTTTCAGTATATGCTACTGCTAACTGTGATTGTCTTGTTCCAATTTTGTACATAATATAATTTCTTGGTACCCCGTAGGAGAGTCGAACTCCTGTTGCCGAGATGAAAACCCGGTGTCCTAACCACTAGACGAACGGGGCGAGGTTAAATGTCTTCGTTAACTTTAACGAGCTCAATGTTATCACCTTCACCAACAGTTTTAACATAGCCCAACGAGATTAAAGTATCTATTGTTTCTTGTGTTATTCTCTTGGTTTCTGCAAATGAGGCATGAGATTTTTGTTTCTTATTAGCGAACCAATAACCTAATGTTGTATATATTGCAGCAGTAATAAAGAATTGAGTTGTATCCATTAACTATCTCCGTATCTTGCTAAAACTTTTTCAATGATTTTCTGTTGTGCTGTAAGCTCAACATCTTCGTCGATTTCTTTCTGAATTCTGTCTGATTCGTCAGGGTCAGGTATTTCAGGTAGAAGTTCTTCTTGTACGATAAATTTCTTATCGACAGCCATGCTCAATACACTATTCTCACTGAGTTCTTCGAGCTCAGTTAGCGCAGCGTATAGCACTGTTTCAGTTTCAAGCTCACCTGATTTGCAAGCTTCCATTATTGTATTAACAATATCTCGGTTCATTATGCCTCCTTAAATATACTTATAATAAACAAGTTTTCTCTACGACGCTTCATTCAAGGCGTACGGAAGATGTCCGTCATATCCTTGAAATCCCTGCCACCAGCTAGGTGCTGGTCGACCCCAATCCCACTTAGCAAAAGGTTTTGCTGCATGGTAATAGTTCCTGTATGCCTTAACTGGGTCGCCTTCAACCTTACAGTCAGGATAGTGACTCATCGCCTGTGCGAATTCTGTGAGTCCAATGTCTGGTATATTTTTAGGTGGTTTACTGAGCATGATGCCGAGTTTTTGCCACGATACATGTTGTTTGTTTCTACGATACTCAAACTCATTAGCTAAGCCTCTAAAGTGATCGTAGTGCCATTCATAGTTAGTCTTACTTTTTGCAGTCCATGTTGTACATGGGTGAAATTTATGAACAGCTAAATAATATAAATCATCTCTTTTGTCACCAAACGCGTAATACGTTTGTATTGTTTTACCAGAGCGAGATGGTCTTTTCTCTGGGATGCCGTCAAGCATACGATGAACTGTTGAAAGCATTTGTGCACTTTCAATAATCATTTTACCAACGTGTTTGTCACAAACCATTTGAGCTGCAACTATAGGGTCTTCATGTAATACAAATATATTCATTTAACCCACACGTGGTTGTACTTCGAAGGATAGTTACTACAGTTGTAGATAAACCTTTCGTCGTAGTTAATTACTTTAACACATTCACCAGTTGAGTTACTGACATGCACATCGGGCATATAACTGGTTGTGTTTAAAATACTGACAAGTAGATATATCATAACACTAGAAATTAAAAAAAGTATTGAGTATTCTTTCGTTTTCGTATTCATAATTAAGCTACCTTATCTAAATGTTTGCACTGACCTCTGAACTTGAATCCAGGGCAACTGCATTTGTTGTCTACAATAATGTATGATTTACCATTAGAACCTTTTACAACAATTCCGTTGTTTGGCAATTCTTCTTGGTACTCACTGATTTTTACAAATTTACGCCTTGATTTAGAAAACTGCTTCATAGGAGCTTTAAAAACCTTGTCGTTGTACTGAACTAAATGTCCAGCACCGTTGACATGATATATGCCATTTGCAATTTGAGCATCACCCCAATCAGTTACTTCTTGTAGAACTTCAATCATCGGTAAGAACCTAGTAGTTTAGGACCTTTAGATGTAAAATCCATTCCTGCAAAGCTACCGTGATAGTCACCATACTTTGCATTATAAGTGAAGTTAACTTTAACGGTATTGATGTATACCGTTAAGCTTTGTTCTGCTGTGAAGTATGCAACTTCAGCTTCAACTTCTTTTCCACTGTTGACATTTTCGACAATACATTCTTTAGCATAAGTCTGGTTCATATTAAGCCGCCTTTAGAAGTGTAGGAGCTACTCTCCACATACCGGAGTCTGTAGTAACTTGAATGTTTTTAATCATTACCTTAGTAACAACTCCTTCAATTTTAGCACCACGCTTATCATTGAAGAATACGTTCTGTCCAACATTAAAAGCATTTTTGGCCATTTGTGTTTTGGCTTTGAATTGCATGTTAAACATTTGAGAAATCATTTTCATCTCGCTGGAATCAGCTTTGGCGAATAGAGTGTTCAGTTTAGTCATTTCAGATTTAGTTAGCATAATATATTTCCTTTCCTCATTAATTTATGGGTCTATTATAACCCGTTTTGTTCCATTTGTCAACCTTTTTTTGCATTTATTTTCAATTAAAATTCAAAAGATGGTTGAGGTGTAGAGTAACCAGCACCTTTTCCGTAGAATCCCATTGATTCTAGTTTAAGTACTAATTCGTCAAAATCGTAAGGTGTTTCGCCTTCTGCGTATTGTGGATATATGCCTACTGTTAATGGATCGTTTATAAAAAACTGGGTACCCTCGAACTCAGGATGTTCTGAACAAAATTCGTTGACTAATGCAACTCCTTTTCTCCATGTAGCTATTGACTTATGTCTTAGCTCAAAGTCTGATATGTACATTCCAGGCTGTGTCAAAGTCAGTTCTGGTTGGTTTCCTAGTATCCTATATTCCATTTAATCTCCGTTTTATTCAAAATATGAGTATATTATAATTGGTTTTGTTTCATTTGTCAACCCTTTTTTGCAATTATTTTGACTTATTTTCAATTTGCAATATTATAAATAAGACTTGAGGCCCTAAGCTTCAAAAATGGAGTAAACAATGGAACAAATCTTGCAATTGATATCTGATGTAGGTTTACCTATAGCAGGCGCTTTAGTGATGGGATTCTTTATCTTTATCATTATTAAGCAGATGATGGAAGGACTTATTGATAATATCAAAACTTTAACAATTTTCAGTGAAGGGCTAGAAAATAGAGCGCGCTCTATGAGTAATGAAATTGTTAAAATCGACCTGCTAGTTTCTAGCGCATTAGACTTGAAACCAGATACAGAAAGAATTGCACGAGCTGAAAATTTTATTGAAGACGGTAAACTGGACGTGAGGAGAGATTAACAATGTTATACTGTGATTATACATTTTCTATTGACGGAAGTGGATTAAAATTAACAGACAAAGATACACAGTGGGAAAAGTACCAACAAGTAAAGATTGAGAATACACCTTTACAAGTAGGAGATACTTTTACTTTACTGACCGACGAAGACGGGTGCATGTTTTTTAGAAAAAATGCTCCTGTACAATATGAGTTGAACTTTGGAATTTGATGTAGCTCAATTAGTATCAGAATACGGTTTCCCAACAATCATGGTTGTTGGTTTGGGTTACTTCGTATATTTCGTTTGGAAATTTATAAACGAGAAGATACAACCAGCTATTGATAAACATCACATGCAATTAATTAAAGTAATTGACCGTGTTAGAATGTTAGACCAAGACCTTATAAGATTACAACAAAAAGTAAATGTAGTTTTGGAATATAGAGCTCGACAAGAATTGTTAAAACATTACGAAGACAAAATCGAGCTAGAAAAGAGAAATAAAGATGAAGATTAATGGAACATACTTAGGATTACTTGTAATTGGATTGTATTTTTCAGTTCAAGTCTGTGCAGAACCTATTGTGCACAAATTTAAAAATCCTAGCTTCAGTGGTATAGGAACAGGTGCTCATTATTTGACTATTGAGAACCAAGAACATTCACGTAAGAAAGCAATTAAGGATGCTCTTGAAGCTGCAGAAAGAGCAGCAGAAAGAGAAATTGACAACTCAACATTATCAAAATTTATACGGAACTTGGAAAGTAGAATATATGCTCAATTAGCAAAACAGTTAGTTGACAATATGTTTTCAAATGATAACCCAGTTCGATTTGGTTCATTTGTACTCGAAGGCTCAACAGTGACTTATGAAGTCATTACAAATATAGATGGAACTGAATTTATTAAAATGACAATTGTAGATGAGAATGGAACAACTACAGTCATTGAAATACCAATTGGTTCTGGTAACTTTGGCGGAGACGGCAATGCGACTGACGGCGGCTAGTATTGCAATACTATTTCTAGCTGGTTGTGCACAGATGCCACAATGGTCAGATGGACCTGGATATTGTTCATACGAGACTGGTCAATTTGAACAAGGGTTCGGTAAAGTTAGAGATAAAAACGGTGATGGTATGGTATTAGACAAACTATACACTGGTACAAGAAAATATGTTGGTGGTAAATTTATTTGCATAGAACAACCAGAAGTTGTTAACTTACCAGCATATGTAGAGTTATTAAATCTACCACCTGCAAAAACAAAACCTGTAGTTGCAGTTTATAACTTTGGAGATAAAACTGGACAAAGAAAAGATTCACAAAGTGGTCAATCATTTTCTACAGCAGTAACACAAGGTGGAACAGAATTAATTATTGATGCGCTTAAAACAGCAGGTGGAGGAACCTGGTTTAGAGTAGCAGAAAGACAAGGGATTGATGCTCTTGTTAGGGAAAGACAAATCATTCGCTCAGGCAGAGAAGAAGTAGCAAGAGCGACTGGTGAAGAAGTACAAAAACTGGGACCATTATTATTTGCAGGTATGGTAATCGAAGGCGGGATTATCGGATATGACAGTAATATTAAAACAGGTGGTCGAGGCGCAAGAACGCTCGGTATTGGTTTTAGTAGGCAATATAGGCAAGACCAAGTAGTAATTTCATTAAGAGCAGTTAGTGTTCTTACAGGTGAAGTACTCTTAAATGTACAAACTAAAAAGACAATTTTAAGTTATGGCTCTGGTGGTGACGTATTTAGATTTTACGAGCAGGGCACACAGTTGGTTGAGTATGAAGACGGTGTAGGAAATAATGAGTCAGTGACGTATGCAGTACGAACAGCAATAGAAGCTGCCGTGCTGGAAATGGTCTATCAAGGGAATCGTCGTGGGTTCTGGGAGATAGATTTTAATAAAGAGGAAGAAGAATGATTAAGAAACTTTTAGGCCTAAGTTTATTGATACTTCCAGCTTTCGTATTTGCACAAGCTACTGATGATAATGAAATAAACATTGAGCAAGTTGGTGATACATTAACATTGTACATCGACCAATACGGATATGGTAACAAAATAGGATTAGACGACTTTTCAAGTAGTTCTAGTGCTATGACAATTACGGGTTCTTCATTGAACATAAACATTGACCAAATAGGTAATGAAAACTTATTATTTGGTCCTGTTGTATCTGACAGTAGTACTTATAATTTATTGTTTACTGGCGATAGTAACTCAATGGATTGGAATATCGGTTACATAGGTAGCTCAGATAGTTCAACTATTGATTTAGATATTTCTGGTGATAGTAATACCTTGGACTTTGACCAAGGATTCAATGCAAGTGCTGAAAGATTGGATTTTGATTTAACACTTATTGGCGACAGCAATATTTTTGATATTGATATAGACGTCGATGACGCTATTTGGAATTTTGATATTACAGGTGGAAGCAACAACATCAACACCATGCAGAAAGATGGTGGAGAGCACGAGATTAACTTGACTCTAGATGGCTCATCAGCTGATATCGATATTAATCAAATGAGTGGTACATGTGCTACAGGTGTAACAACTTGTAATGGCATCATCACTTTAGATGTTGATAGCGAAAATGCGACTATACAAATCAATCAGAAAGATTCATCTAGCGATAGTTAAAGCATTTTTATTTTTGACAGTATTGTCAATTAATCTGTCTGCAGCAGATTCTATTGGCAATATTGTCGAATTTAAGGGCGATGCATCTCTTACGAGAGAAGCAGGTGCGGAACTCGTTATTGAACAAAAACAAATCCCCGAAGTTCAAATGAACGATACGGCCGAAACAGAAAATGGCCGAATTAAAATAGAATTCTTAGACGAGGCAGAACTTAGCCTCACAGAAAATACTCGAGTATATATCGACCGAGTATATTACGACCCAGACCCAAGTAAATCAAAAATGGCTATGAGAATGGCAATGGGAACCGCTAGGTTCGCATCAGGTCGTTTGGGAATGGTCAATCAAAACAATATTGATATACAAACACCTACTGCTAGTATTGCAGTTCGTGGAACAGACTTTACAACCACCATTGACGAGTTAGGGAGGTCTCTTGTAGTACTACTTCCTGATGCGTATGGTAACCCTTCGGGTGTCATAGAAGTATCTAATCTAGGAGGTACTGTGACCCTAGATGAGGCTTACGCAGCTACTATGGTATCAACTTTAGACAGTCCACCAACTCCTCGAGTACAACTATCCAATATTACTCCAGCAATGATTGATAATATGTTTATTGTATCTCCACCTCAAGAAATACAAGAAGCTATTGATGAAGAATTGGCTGATGATTCAGACCAAGACCAAGGATTGTTGGATGTAGATTTTTTAGAATTTAACGAATTAGAATATGATGCACTTGAAGAAGATGCATTAGAATTTACAGAACTCGATATTGACTATTTAGATGTCGATTTCTTAACAGATTTATTAGATGTTGTCGAGGAACTTGTTAAGACAACAGCAGCTCTTGATGATAGAGCAATTTCAGGTACATCATTAGGAGCTCAAATTAAAGGAGCAAGTTTTGGTTTAAATGCAGATTCACAATATAATGTATTTGAACAAGATGGAAATATAGTTTTTTATAGAAATGTACAAGGCACAATAAGAATCGTGCTCGCAGTGGATTCTTCAGTAAAAATTGATACTGAAGTTGAAGGCTATTCTGGTATAATTGATTTAAACGGGGGAAATGATTCCACAATTATAATTAAGCAAGGCGGATAAATAATGTATAACTATTACTATAATAATTATCAAAGATATTTAAAATTAAAATATGGATGGTCAGTACGACCAGGGCAAATAGTGGATATTTACGTATGACAAAATTAACATTAACAAAATTATTTTGTATTTTATTATTAATTACTTTAGCTGTATCAGCTGATGATAATGTAATCAGTATAGAACAAACTGGTGATAATTTTCAATTAGGTATTGACCAATTTGGTCACTCTAATAACATCAACATGCTAGATAGTAATTCATATATCTCTGCAACAAATTTAGACATGTATTTAGTTCAAGTGAATACAAGCTCTACAGCACTTCCTAATAAAATTAGATTTGATGAAATAAGTGGTCAAGGCAATCAAATGAAATTAGGTCAAGGTATTGACTGGACTGATATTACATCAGACACTAACTTGTCTTGGAGTTACGATGGTTGGGAAGGCGGTGGCCACGAAATAGATATCACAATGTATGGTGATTATAATCAATTAGCAGTACAACAAACAAACCAATCTACTGCACTCGACGGACATAACTTTGATTTACATTTAGCAGGTGATAACAACGAAGTTAAAATAAAGCAACAAAGTGATGGTGCAAAGAGTATAGACCTTACAGTTTACAATGACTGGAACGATGTATTCATTAGACAAAAAGGAAACGGTGCTACTCACAACGCAAATATTACTCTTGATGGATTATATGGAACTGATTTAATATTAAAGCAAATGAGCCAAACAAGTCAAACATATACATTAAGTGTTGACTGTATGAATTTTAATGGATGCGGAGTAACAGTAACACAGGAATAATTATGGACTTAGATATATACGGCAATCCAGTAGGAACTAAATATCCAGGAGAAGGAAACTGTCCTGAAGGTATGATGTGTATTCCTGAAAACGAATTTCATATGCAGCTCGAGGAAGCAGGTATGGAATACGACGAAACATCAAGAGAGATACAACCCGTAGGTGATGCCGAAGCCATCATAGACTTTACAAAAGATTTGTTATTTTTAGATATTAGTGTAATATTTAATATGGCAGTTCCTCTTACAATATTCGCGGTATATGGTTTAACGATTTATGCGGCGGTGAAATTCATTCAAAAGAAATTAAGTTAAATTATGAAAACATTATTACAAAGAGTTATACAAGATAAAGAAGTGAACTTATATCCAGTCTGGTTAATGAGACAAGCTGGAAGATACATGCCAGAATATATGGCGATCAAAGCAGAAAGTAATGGCTTTTTAGATATGGCATTAACGCCTGAAAAAGCAACTGAGATTACAATGCAACCTATTAAAGAATTTGATATGGATGCAGCAATTATATTCTCAGATATATTAATCATCAATTATGCTTTAGGGCAAGAGTTAGATTATAACCCTGCTCCAGAGCTTGGACCTTATAAAGAATCTTTTTGGGAAACAACAGAAAGCGAGTTTATTGAAAAATGTGAACCCGTTTATGAAGCAATACGAAGAGTAAGAGAAGAACTTGATGATAGTAAATCACTTATTGGATTTGCAGCAGCTCCTTATACGCTCTGTAAGTACATGTGTGATACTGTGGATTCAGATATAGTTAACCGATTAATACCATATATTGTTACTCACCTTTCAATGCAGATTGAAGCAGGTTGTGATACAGTACAAATCTTTGATAGTCACGCTGGTGATATATCAGAACATGACTTTGATGAAATCATTATTGAACCAACAAAAATTATTGTTGATGTCATTAGAGCACATTATCCTCATGTTTGTATTATTGCTTTCCCAAGATTAGTTGGTAATAAAATAAACGAATACATTGAGATTGTAAATCCTGATTGTACAAATATTAGTGATGATTTACCAGTTGACGAAATTAATGGTGAAGTACTACAAGGTGGAATCTCAGTTAAAAGATTAATTAAGGGCGAAGACATCACCCCCGTTTTAGATAAAATGAAAGATAAACCTTACATTGTTAATCTAGCTCACGGCATACATAAAACTACACCAGTAGAAAATGTTAGAGCATTGGTTAATACAGTTAAAGAATATCGTGCTTAAATATCTCACAAAATGGTGGACTGTCTGTATTACTATTGCAGCATTCAGTGCAATTCAGATTAGTAACCCAGATTTAATTCAGAGCGTTAAGTATTCTTATTATGATTATCTACAATCCAAACAAGAAACAATTCACTCAAGTGATATTATATTAGTCAACATTGACGAAAAAGCGATCGCGCAAGAAGGTCAATATCCATGGCCAAGAGATATACATGCTAAATATTTAGATGCAGCTCCTGCTGATGCACTCAATGTATTGAACATTATATTTTCCGAAAATGATAGATTTGGCAAAGACAATGTTCTTTCTCAAGCAATGGCAAATAAAGCAGTTGTATTATCTTCTGCTCCTACTCAACAAACATCAGATGGAGTTGGCACCTTTGTAGGTGTTGCAACTTTTGGAGAACAAAATGATAATTGGCTTTACGAATTTCCAGGCTTACTCTATCCTATTGATAGTTTGTCTAATTGGGCTTTTGGGGTTGGGGCTACAGTTGCAATACCTGACCAACCAACAGGAGTTGTGCGAAGAGCCCCGTTGGTCGTCAAAGCAGCCGGGAATAGGTATCCATCTCTCGCGCTCGACACTTTACGAGTGTATTCTGGAGAACCAAGCTACCAAATGAAAGTAGGTCCACAAGGAGTGGAATGGATTCGCATGGGTCGACAAGACCCAATTACAACAAACTCTTTTGCAGAAGTACCAATATCTTTTTGGAATTCTTTTGACTCAATCAGTATAACAGAATTAAATGACTCCTATAGTGGTAAGATACTCTTGTATGGAATAACAGCAGAAGGTTACTCTAATCCAGTTGCAACCCCAAAGGGTGCAGTGTATCCCCACGAAGTTCAAGCTCATCTAATCCAGACCGTCCTTTCAGGCGTTGAAATAAAGATTCCCGACTGGACTGCAATATTTGAGCTTTTCTTTCTTGTGATATGCTGTCTAGGAATCCTTGCAGCGGTCTATGTCTTGCCCACATCTCTTGCGGTGATAACGAGTCTTCTTCTCGTTGGTTCCGGAGCCGGATTGAGTTACTATTTTTGGACTTCCGCCTTAACCTTTGTTGATGCATCTTTAGTTTCATTAGCTTCCTTAGTTGTATTTGCTCAGTCAAGTTATAATAAGTATTATATCACATTCCAAGAGAAACGTCAAATAGAAAAGCAATTTGCAGGTTATGCATCGCCCACAGTTGTTCGCCTCTTACAAGAGAATCCTTCTCTAATAAAAGATGGCATGAAGCGTGAGATTAGTATTTGTTTTTCTGATTTACGAGGTTTCACTCCACTAGGAGAAAGCTTTGGTGATGATGTCAAGGGACTGACAAAATTAATGAACGAATATATGGATGCGATCACCGAGCCTGTTCTCCATGCAGATGGTATGATTATAAAATATATAGGGGATGCGTCAATGCACATTCACAATGCTCCTATAGAAGATAAAGAACATCCTAAAAATGCAGTACAAACTGGACTGAATATGCTTCGAGCAGTAGAGAAATTTAATGAACAGATTACAGCAGAAGGTAGACCGCCAATTGGTATGGGAGCTGGGATTAACACTGGTCTTGGTTATCTTGGTGAGATGGGGTCTACAGCAAGACATAGTTATGATGTACTTGGTGACAGCGTTTCAACAGCTGCACGAATTGAGTCTAAATGTAAAGAATATGGTTGTTTATTATTAGTTGGTGGAGATACAGTAAAACACTGTAAAAAGGATTTCTTTTTCCTCAAGGTAGATGATTTAGCAGTAAAAGGTAAAACTGTAGGAATTGAAATATATACTGTGCTTGACTTGAATAAAGATAAATATATTAAACCGGCAGAGATGCACGAAGCAATGCATTCAAATTATCAAAAACAAAACTTTGATAAGGCGATCAAAATATGTAATGACCTTATGGATTGCTTTGAAGGACAGATGAAAGGTTATTACAACATGTGGATTGAGCGTTGTGAGTATATGAAAACGCAAGATTTACCTAAGGATTGGAATGGGGTATTTATCGCGACTACTAAGTAGTTTACTAATTTGCTTTCTTGCAAATCCGACCCATGCAAAGACCCATGCAAATTACGAACCAGTCATTTATTACCATACAGATGCACAAATAGCATTGTTTATGAAGGGCTATCATTCTCCTTATAAACCAGAGTATGTTCGTAAAGTAGTTGGTAAAGTTCGTATAGGAAAAAATGGTGCTCTAATTAATTTACCAGACCCGGCTGTTGCTTATCCAAAACTTAATTTAGATTTTGATTTTGAAGAAGACGATTGGAACTATCAAGCAAACTTTTTAATCGTACATGCACTTGATTTATATTCAACATATAAAGGATTAAAGTATGATTGTATTTCAGAAGCAAATCCGTTAGTTGGTAAACATCCATCTCTAGGTGAACTAATATTCTTTAAAGTTGGTATTATTACTTTATTGGAAGGAATATATGGTGATTATCCAACGGAGTGGGAAGCGTTTCAAACAGTTTCAGCTATGACTACAGGAGTTGTAGTACAAAATAATTTCGATGTAATAAGCGATGCGAGAGATAATCCTCGTTGTAAGAAAAGATAAAATGGTGGAGTTAACAGATGCAGCAATATCTAAAGCGATTGAAAAAACAACAAGCCCGTGCCCAAATAATATCAGACTTGGTGTTTCTAGCGGTGGGTGTGCTGGGTATGAGTATATTATTACTTATTCTCACGAAATAAACAATGACGATAATGTTTTAGATTATGGTAAATTTAAAATAGTCATAAACGAAATGTCTAAGCCTTATTTAGAAGGGTCTACGATAGATTGGGTAAAAGAAGGATTAAATGAATATTTTAAAATCATTAATCCAAAAGAAGTTGCATCATGTGGATGTGGCATATCAATTCAATTTGAGGAAAATTAAAAATGGAATTTATATTATTAGGAATTGTAATTTCAGTTAGTGTAGTAACTATAGCAAGTTTATTATTCATAAGAGAAGGTAGTAAAGGAATTACTAAACCTTATAAAACAAAAGATGGTACTTCTCGTACCGCTAAAGCAGCAAGAGTAGATTACATCGTATAAGAAAAAAGGCTCTTGTTTAGAGAGCCTTTCAGTTGGTCTTTGTTTAACTTAAACGATGGTTGACACGCTGTATACCATTACACTTAAAAAAGTAGTAACTAATAAACACTCGATACAAATCTCACCATTCAAACTAAAAACGCTTTTAAGCAATTTCATTTGATTTTCCTTTTGGCTACTATTGAGATATTTTGTTTCGAGCTTCGAGCCAGAGTGCGTATTGTAAATCATACATTGGATTATGTTTGAGATGCAAATACGCTATTCCCGCACTACTAACTAATATTAAAAATTCAAACATCTTTAATATGTCCGCCAGGGTGCAACGGTTTCACCCAATATTTAAAGAAAGTTCTTGTCCACCCTCGGGTGAAAAATCTCTTTAACTCTTTAAACATTTGGATTGACTCCTAGTAATGAAACACAAAATAAAGAAAATAGAGCTACTAATTCTAAATTATCTTTAAATCTTTCTTTCATTATTTTACTTTAGGACATTTACTTTTTATGATATACGATGTTGCCTCTCGGATTTCTCGTTTATCTAAAAAGGAGTCTCTGTTTTTATCAGCATGCTTATAAAGACTTAACTTTACTTTGCATCCTGATGCTTCTAGCTCATTCACGCTAATTAGATTGTCACCATTTATATCAAATCGTTCCATTCTCCAGTCGGCGTAGGCTGGTGTTGCTATTAAGCAAGCAACAATTGCTGTTGTAACTTTGGTCATTATTTATCTCTAAAGTATGACACAAAATATGTCATACAATACTATATATAACTGAAATTAATAATGCTTTATAATTTTATAACATAAATGTAATATTTTACACAAATGTTACAATTACTTTCCAGAAGCGGTAAACCACTTCTTAAATTCTTGGTAATCTTCCCAAGGAAGTGCTAATCGTCTGCCTTTACGAGTTTCTTCATTCATATGAAATCCCATATAAGCAAACCAAGCCATAATAAAAAGTAAGATACATCCACCAATTATTTGCAGAATTTCCATTAACATTAGTCTTCGTCCTGCTCAGCTAAAGTTTCTAATCTTTCTTTTAATAGACCAAGTAAATCAATGATTTCTTCGCCTATTGCTCTATCTTCCGTTGTGTCGATTTCGACATCAAATCTAATTTTCATCTTTTTTGTCCTTTAACTCTTCGAGCTTTTTCTCAATCTCGTCAAGTCGGTTTAAAATTTTTTCCATTCCTTTTACTAAAGCATTATGAGTTTGTGCTTGAGTAGGATATCCCATTATGCTTCTTTGTTAGGATTCCACATAACTAAGTTCTTAGTCCTAAGTCTGTTCACAACAATCTTATATCTCGATTGCTCTTCTTTCCATTCTTTTAGCCACTTATGACCATCACGTTCTGCATCAATAAAGATTGCATTAGTAAATGCCAAAGGTAACAATATAGCACAATGTATAATAATACTTGCAACTGTATTGTAGTTAAAGAATCCGAGATAGTTTGATGCTAAGAAGCCAAACCATACGCTCCAAATAGTAAACAATACTAACATAAAGTAAGTCTGTAAACTTGGGTCTGGAATATATTTAAGTGGATTGTATTTCACATCCATTACTCGTCTCCAGCCATTCACAAGGCTAAAAAGAGTTCGCCTAAACAAAGGCGGCTTTTTTAAACTAGGTTCAATCATCTTTTTCTCCATATCTAATAAATTCTTTTAGAGTATGCATTCCGTAAGTGGCCCATGTAATGACCACTATACTCCAAAAAAGAATTTCTATCACTTATGAGTTTCCGTTTCTAGAAAAATCTCTCATCTTCCACATTGCATCAGATAGATATCTGTGAATGTAAACATCGACTGCTCCAGCATTAGCCATTCCACCAATCACATCTCCGTGATATGTATAGCCTCTTAGCTCACCAGTTCTGTGATGTCTTACTTTATTGATTGGCTTTCTGCCTTTCAAAGAAGTTCTGAATCTAATTGGCATAGAGTTAGAGTCTTTAGCATTATAGTACTTAAGCTCTTTATTCATTTGCTTAACCATGTTTTTGATAGATTCAATCTCCATCATATCTCCAGCACACTGTGTAGAGAATGTTCCCACGTAAGCATCAGTTCTTTGTTTTCCGTTTTTGTCAAATTTCATAATATAGTTTTCCTTCAAGTTTAATTTAATATGAGTATATTATAATTGGTTTTGTTTCATTTGTCAACCCTTTTGTTGAAAAAAAGTCAATTATTTTCACAAAACCAAAGGTAGCTTTACGCTACCTCCGCCATTTCAACAGCTAGGTCTAATGCATCTAGCTTTCGTCTTGCATTTCCGCCGAATAGGGCAGATGATGCACGAGAGTCTGCACTTCGTCCGAGCTCGTGGTCAGTTAAGTAAGTCACAGCATTATATGCATTCCACCAAGAACCAGGTTTAAAGTTTGCTCCTGGTTGAGTTTCAACAATTTCTAATGCACGTTCACCTGTTCTGCTGAGAACTTTATCTTGCTGTGAAGATGTACCAAAGACTTTACCAAGGAATCTAATATAAGCTTCGTCAGTATATCGCTTGGAACCAAGAAATTCTGCAGCTTCCTTGAATTGCTGAACACGAGTGTGTGAGATACCAAGTAGCTCTTTAACGACTTCAGCATCAAACTCGTTTCTGTGAGATAGCCTTACAGCAGGTTGTCCTTTTTCTGTAAGTGCCATTGATAATGTGTTGTTACATACGACTCTTGTCATTACGAACTTAACATCAATAGATTTTCCATAAACATGTGGGTTAGAGAAAAGCAGATAGCCTTTCACTTCATCTCCGCCGAATACTTCAAATCCATCTTTAACATCTGCAGCTGCAAATACCATTCTACCATCATTGATAGAACCTGCAGTGTCCATTACCATATCTCCTGCATTAACGAAGTCATTAAAGAACTCGAATGCTTGTTGGTTTTGGCATGGATTCCAATTGTCACCTACATTGGTAAGAATTTTTCCATCAGTTTCCCTAATGAGAGCTTGCTGACCAGTTGGTAGCTTCTCGCCATTATGTTCTACGAAGGATGCTACCTTCTTTACAGTCCAATCTAAATTGGCTGCTTTCATCATTTCAATAGGTGACATGTCGTCAGTGACTGGAACTCCAAGTCCGTGCCAAGGCACTCCTTTGCTGAGTCTGTAAGCCATTTGTGCTTCACCGTTTATCATTTCTAAATTATGCATAATATATTTTCCTCGTTTAAATGTAGTTTTTTGATTTTGTTGGGTATATTATAACATAACAAAATCGTTTTGTCAACCTTTTTTGCATTTTTTTTCAATTTGTTTCAAATATTAGAGTTTTAAGTTTTTTTTCAGTTGGGATAAACCCAAGTGTTTGTTGGATTAATTCTTCAAGGTGGTCAAAATTACCAGAAGAGAATCGAATGAGTTGTTTAGAGGCTTTAGATTCAATAAGTTTGTAAGTACAACCATGTGAAATTGCAAATTGGTCGAGTAAGTCTAGAGATTTAGTAGGGATGTGAAGTTGTATGTTATAGACCATGTTTCTTTCCTTTCATTTGATTAGGGGTATATTATAACATAACAAAATCGTTTTGTCAACATTTATTTTAAATTTGTTTCAAATTAAGCTGCAATCTTTGCAAGACGTTCTTTTCTGTAATTCAAAGCATCATCTCCAAGATAGATGTTACCATCTTTTGCTCTAAACAATGTAGCTAATGAAGCTTCATCATCTTTTGCTCTTTGAATAAGTGAGAACTCAGCTTGTTCTAAAGTGATTCCACCAATTTGTACAAAGTCAAGTAGCATATCCACAAAAGGGATTTCGCCATTTGATTGCCAAACTGTAAGGCCATCTACTTGAGCAGTCTGTTCAAATTGCATCTCAATGCTTTTTGAGAAGATGTTACCCTGTGGGTCAGCTCTCAGTTGGTCGGTGAATAGAACTTCACCTGTGAAAGTTTTGTTTTCGTCATACTGTGAAGCGAAGCCAAAACGTTGTTTAGTGACAATGTCACCATTGATTGTTACTTCGTTTGGAAGAATATTCATTATGCAGCCCTCTTGTTGTATCGGCCTCGGCCTGACCAGCCGACTCTTTGGACAGCTTCCATTGGAGAAGTTTCTGATGAAACTTTAAGGTATTCCTCAACTGTATAGTTATCAACTAAGCAATTGATGTAAGATTTATATGGCTTTGAGCCGTACTTGAATCTTGCAATAAAAGATGGCTTTACTTTACCTACCCAAGATGGGTGACAGTCAGGATGTACTTCGTCCATAGTCTTAGAACCGATGTAATCGCCTCTGTACATAAGGTACATTCCGTCCCATGTAAATTCTGTTTTGTCAAATTTTGTCATAATAATTCCTTTCCATTTAATTTAATATGAGTCTATTGTAACACGCTATTAGGCAAATGTCAACCCTTTTCGTAAAAAAAGTTGAAATTGTTTTAAATTATTTGAATTATATGAGGAAAATGAGGCAAAATAGACCTACCCACCATAACCAGTGGGCAGATTTTATTTCTTCGATGATTTTCTTAATCACTTCTTATCCCAGTTCTCGTTGAGCACGGTCTGAGCTTTATATAGAAGATTAGCATCAGCTTTTGTTAAGATGTTCAACATATATTGCTTTTCATGTTTGAAAGCTTTATGGAAGAACTTTTGGTCATGCTTGATTATAGATTCAGCATTAGACAAAAGGTCTGCTATTTTAATTGTTTGGGCCTCGGGTGGTCCTAAAGCAAAATGGTCAGCATCCATCTTCTTACGAAACGCACGGTTTCCGTCTTCCTTATCGGAGACGTTTGTGCAATAGTGTACATATTCGGCAACAGTATAGCCAAATTTTTCTTTGATATCTCTTAATGTAACTGGAGTATCTTCTACAACATCGTGTAGTAAAGCTGCAGCTATCATTTCTGTTGTAGCTTCAACTTCTTTTTCTAGAATATCTGCAACATGAATTGGGTGAACAACATAAGGTTCACCAGTATATTTTCTGCGTTGATCGCCATGTGCTTCTATAGCAAACATTGTAGCGTCACTTATTACTTTTCTGTCTATCATACTCGTTATTATAACATGCTTTAAGTAGTTTGTCAACCCCTAATGTATTGTTTGGTTTCCATTCTCAAATAGTATTTCTAACATATCTGCAGATTCTTTTATGTGGCCAGATTTAACTATATCGACAACACTTGGAAATTCTGAATCAGTCATAACTTGAAGTGTTGTTAATCTTCTTTGTTTAGAAGGTGCAAACATATCTCTTGCAAAACTTTCTGCTGCACGTTCAGTTCTAAATGAACATGCTGTTGTTAAATTGAATGGATTATTTGTTGCAAAACATGCAAAGACTCTACCATCACCTTCGTAACCTAACTCTTCGCCATCGTAGGTACCAAGGAATACTCCCATCTCTTCATCAGCTAAAATGTATCTTTTCTTTTTCATGCAGTTCTGAGTATTTCTCCCTTACAGCTTTGAAGTGGTCCAAATATTCATTCGTATCAAATACAAATGTTTGTGGATCGTTATCATCTACACCAATAAAAACAACTCCTTTATTGACTTCTTGTCCAGTCATTTCAGTAAAAGCTTTTGCATAGAATGCGACCTGCATGAAATAACCTGTAATGTCGGATTCCTTTTTAAGCCTACGAGACGTTTTAAAATCAATTACGGCAAGTTCTCCTTCCCATTCTCCAATACAATCTACTTGACCTGCAGTCTGTAGTTCGTCACTATAAAGAAAACATTCTTGGAACCAAACATTACTAATCTTGTCATCTAGTACTGGTTTCATAGAATTGAACATATACATGTTAGAAGGTTGTACACCTTCTTTCCAATCTTCTTTGTTATCTATATAGTTTTCACAGATTTTATGAACTGCAGTCCCACGCCTTGAAGCTTGAGATGATATGCGATTTGCAACATCTTCTCCTACTCTCTTACGCCATGCAATAATTCCTGCTTTACTTAAGATACTAAGTACTGTTGTTACTGAAGGATAGGCTTCACCTGTGGGGGTGAAATATCGTCTGCCTTCTTCTGTTGTTTTTCTTGTTAATTTTGGTAAATCAATACCATGTTCAAAATGCTTAAAAGCCATAATGTATTTTCCGTTCTATTGTTCTAGGCTATATCAACTGTTCTGGAATCACCTAAAAACTTTTCTCTAAAGGAATCTGCATCAGCTGCGATTTCAAACATAAATGTATATTCATCAGCTTCAACATCAAGAGCGTGGGTGTAAGATTTTTCATCTACATTTCCTTGAATCCAATCAAAACATTCTGATTGAATCCCGCCACTTACTTTCACTCTAAAGACTTGTTTGGTTAACCATTTTAGTCTATAGTCGTCTATTGTTTGTTGTATCATAATTATTTTACCTTAAAGGATTTTGGAGGACCGAAGTCCTCCCTGTAATCTCCTTTTATTTATTATGCGACTGCATAGTTTTGTGCACCATCGGTAATCTGACGCACTGTTCTATTACTTGTTTCTTTCGCAATAATATATTCTTTTACCAATCCGCTTCGTACGATATCTTCAATTCCAAACTTAATTACGCTGAAACTGTCGATTCTATTTAAAACCTTCGTAAAACTTTGAAGGCCAGAAATATCATTTCGATGTCGGTTACCTGCTAAATCATCTTGAGCTGTGTCACCACAAAAGATAATTTTACTAGTTTCACCAACTCGAGTGATAATACTATCGAGCTCGTGGTACGTCATACTTTGACATTCGTCTACAATAATAATTGAGTTATCGAATGTTAATCCTCTCACAAATGATGAAGTCATAAACCTAACTTGATTTTTCTGCTTCAGTATATCCCAAGCATCTCCTCTACTGAATAAATCATTTACGATATCAGAATAAGGCGTAGCATAAACAGCTTCCTTTTGAGCTTGTGAACCTGGCATAAAACCTTGTTCTCTAGTTTGAACTGCAGAGCGTACAATTATTACTTGGTCATATTCATCTTTGTTCATAATATCATTTAGTCCTAAGTAAAGTGCACACATTGTTTTACCAGTTCCTGCTGTGCCAACCGCAGCTATATTATAGCCATTTCGATAATCAGAAAATAATTCCGCCTGAGTATCTGTGATTGGTTGAATGGGACGCATACTAAACTTCCGGTCTAGTGTTCCATTCTTAGTAGCAGTTTTTCTTCTCTCCTTTTGCGAGATACGACGTTTGTTGGACATATACAATCTCCTTGTTGATGGAAGATAAATTTCTATTTCCAGTCATTTATCTTGTTTCCTGTGTAACTTTTGTTTTGTTTCATAGACGAAAGTATATCACGAAAACCTTGGTCAGGTTTCATTCGACCAAGTCTTGCGGCTTCAATCACGGGGTTTGTCGCAGATATGATTTGTTTAAGATGGGGATTATCTTTAAGGTAAGGTTCTCTTTCCGAGAGTTTTAGAAATTTCTCGAAGGTTTCACCTGTATCGGTGTTTTTAAATTCGTATGTTGGCATTAACTAACTATCCAATTTATCATAAGTTTATTTATTATGAGCCGGTCACCATTTCGTAAATTTCTTTCCAATTTTTTACTTTTGGAATGGAATCGTTTTGGTAACCAACATTAAATAAATGTTCAATAAGTACTGACCTGAGTCCTAAGTCATAACCACATTCTGCATTCAGTGGTTTATCTTCGACCCAAATGCAGCCACTATCTTTATAAGGTAGTAGACCATCATCTTTGTCAGCTCCGCAATCTAGACAGACTATCTTTTCAAATACAGACGGACCAAAGAGTTTCTCTAAGTTCTGCTGTCTGAGTTTTCCTGCATAGAAGTCAGTACTTAGACTTGTAATACAATGGAAAATATAGCCTTCTTCATGTAATCTTTTAACGTACTTAATAGCATCTCTTAAACCAGGAAGGAATCCAATCCTTGCTGATTCGTTAAACTGCCTTACAAGTACTCTACTTTCGGCTTTAGTAAGGTCAAACATCTCAGCGATGTCATATACGCCTTCTTTAACAACTTCGTAGTTATTCTCAGCCATCCATTTGACGAATGAGTATTTCCAATCTAGTAGGACACCATCGCAATCTACTAGTATTAATTTTTCTGTTCTATGGTCCATAATTTATCCTTTTCCTATTCATTATAATGTATTGTAACATGTTTTAATGTATTTGTCAACCTTTATTTGAATAGTCCTTCAATGTCCCAGTTGTCAACATACTGGTCAATCTCAGGCTCACCAGTCCACTTTATTTCTCTGTTATAGGGATTATATTGGTCCCCAGAAAAGTAATCTTCATAACAAACCAGTTCTCCTGGTACAAGCTTGTACATTTCTGCCATATACTTATAATTATCAACAAGTTGGTTAACAAGAGCTTCTATCGACATAGTTGTTTTGGCATGAAATACTGGGTCATCTGGGTCCATTGTAGCTTTGTATGGCTCTGGAGTTTGACCAGCTCCACCAAGATGTAATTGATACATTCGTTCAACATGATCGCTTTCTTTCGTTTCATATGTTAAAGGTATTTTTGTAATAAAACCTGTTTGGCCAAATGAACCATCACGCCGAACAGCTAACCAACTTTTAATTTGAGCTCTAAAATCACGACGATAAAGATAATAGACCTTATCAGCATGCTCTAGAATAGTTTGTATCTGAAACATATCGACATCTGTTTTGTAATGATATCTTTTGTTGAAATGAGTTGGCATAATTTTATAACATGCTTTCTCGTTACCAAGTCTTAACTCATCAAATATGTTCCAATTACTTAAAGCATGAGTTACAATATTGTGGTCTTTATATGAGTATTTTGCAGTGAAGTCGGCAGTGTTTAATAGTTTGCCAATACCATGTGGTTTCTCATGCGAGAACAATTCACCTTTATAAGGTAAGTCAAACTCTTTTGCTTTTTTCAATGTGAAACTGGTACTACCTGTTCTGAAATTAGTCAGGATAGCTACATTAGTCGCCATACTTATCTTTTAGTCTTTGTTTACGTTGGGTTTGTTTTCGCTTATTTTTACGTTTTTCGTTTAGACGGTTTTCTTTACTGGGGCTAGTTCCCCACCCGTCACCTTTGCGATACTCTTTAAATCGCTTCGGCATTGCTACATTCCTTCTATCGCATATCCATCGGAGAGGTGAAAAGGTCTGGGAAAGCTTCTTCTAAAGTAGCTTTGGTTAATCCTTTAACCTTTGTGTGAGATAACATATTGTTAGCTAACAGTTCAGCATCTTCATTGTCAACAGCTTCTAAAAGACTAATAAACAACTCTTCTCGCTTTACTGGTTTCATGCTATCATAACCACCGCCTTTGAAGAATATTTTTAAACGTCTTGCTTCTCTATAAAGCATAGTTTTTGCTTCATCTTCAAATTCGTTTGGTTTCCAAGGTGGAGGGCTATCGGGTAAAAGAAACTCAATGGTTTCATCGTAAATTAAACGAAGTACATTACGAAAAGGTACGTTATCGTTTTGTTGTAGCCATGCTACTTTATCTGCTTTTGTTTTCTTTTTAGGAAGTTCAGATAGAACCTCCGTCATTGATAATCTAATTGCCATTTTAAAAATCCTGTATATCTGTAATCAAGTTTTTCAACTTTTTCTTAACAAAGAAGTTAAAGAGATGTTCGCGACCAACTTCTTTTGCATTATTAAATTGCTCAAGAATCTCATCTTTGAAATTTTGAGGAACCAAGCTCAGGTCTATCATTTGCTTGTTTCTGTTTAAACGCAGTTTTGTTTCTTCGTCCATTGTTTCTGGCTCAGTTAAAAACTGTGTAATTCTTTTCTTAGTCATTGGTCTTTGTCTTTCACCAACAGCTAAGCAATTGTCAGCACTTAGTATATTAGGGATGCCATCTCCAACATCACCTTTTAGAATGTGCTCTTCCAAATATTTATCAGGATCGTTATGTCTTACCCATTTCTTTAGAACGGGATTATATTGGTCCACGTTACCATAAGTTTGTAATTGAATAAAGTCTTTGTCACCAGAGAGTACTAATATCTTTTCAGCACCAGTATTCATTACTGTACCATGTTCATGTACAAGAGTAGCAATAATATCATCTGCCTCACATCGCTCTATACTAATAACTTTGTAAGGAAAAAATTCTTCAATCTCTGCTCTAATACCATGGATAACTTCAAAGAGTTTATTCCAATCCATATCAGAAGCATCACGACCTTTTTTACGATTAGCTTTATAGTAGGGGAAGTAGTCTCGTCTCCAAACGTTTGGGTTATCGCAACAGAGTACAATTTCGCCATACTCTTTGTGAAACTTTTTACGATTGAAACGAACTGAGTTTAAGAACATATGACGAATAAGATTTTCGTCTGGTTCCACGTTGTGATGATTTCCTATACTTGCGAATAGTGAAGCCATCATTACTTGATTGTAGTCTAGTAATATCATATTTTATCCATAATTTAATTTAAGTGAGGTATATTATATCACACTTCGTCGTCGTTGTCAACCCCTAAGTCTGTTAGATTGGTCTTTAAACCACCAACAGTATGAGCTCCATCCGACTCAAGTACTACTACATTAGTTAAAGCAAACTCTTGAAGTGGATGTTCCACTCCCAATGTTTGTAAATGTAGAGCTTTGATCGCCTCAAATATTAGAATCATATTAGGAAAATACTTTTCCATATCTGAATCAAAATCACAATTAGCACGAGCCATTTCGTGTAATACATTTTCCCAAATAATTTCTGCTAAATCATTTGCATAATTTTCTTTATATGCAGAAATCTTTTCACCAACTTCAGCTGCCGTCATCGGCGGGTCTGAAATTAGTCTTGGAAATTGTACAACGTTATCCTTGTCCGCCATTAGTTAAGTTCCTTAAAATTGTGTTCCACATTACTTGGAATGATTGAACACTGTTTCTTGCTAGATTGAATCTATCAGAATATGTAAAACCATTAAAATAGTTTTCATTCTGTTTCATACTTTCTAACACTTGTCTTGCTACTGAGAATGCATAGTTAGCGTGAACCTGTGGGTCCTCATTCCAATCATACATAATAGTTGCATTTTGTGCTGTTTCAGGTAATGCACCATAATTTGGATGGATACAAATAACCTGACTTTTAATTGCTTCAATAAGTGCAATACAACTTGTTTCTTTCCAAATATTTGGATATAGGAAAATATGAGCATCATCAAGTGCTGCTAAAACTTCTTCGTTAGATTTAACTCCGTGATATGTCATATTTGGATGTGCTTCAATGTTTGTAAATAAACCTTTATAAGCTTCGTTACGTTGTTCCCATCCATAAATTTCAAAACCAGAATAAACATCTAAATGAATATTTGGATATTGTTTAGCAAGAGCATCAAAGATTGGTACTAATAATTCCAATCCACGATGTGGTGTTGTATGATAAACAAACTTGATTGTATCTAATGGCTTTTCTTTTGGAGCAAATTGTTTTTCAATTGCATTATAAATCACTGTACATTTACTATAAGGCATACCAAATCTTACAATGTATTGGTCACGTTGCCATGCTGATACAAAAACAAAATGGTCAAACTTTTCCCAACCACCATCTGCAAGAATCTTATTCTCTGGGTCTTCAGCTAAGTCGTGGCACCATAAGATATTTAATACATCATCTTTCAGTTCACGAGGTCTGCTCAAATGAACAGCTACCTTATCTTGTAAATCTTTATCTACGAGGTCAACAAAACGTTGCCTCATCATTTCAGTTCCACCATTTGCATTGGCAGATTGTTCTGAATTAATTACTTCACCTTTATACACGCAACTCATTTTTACTCTCCAGTTTTGCATTCACTGATTCTTTTAAAGAATCCGCATAATCTCTTAATGTGTTAATTGTTGTGTGAACATGACCAGTTGCTGTTGGTCTAATTTGTTTTTCTAAATCGCTAATCACAATTTGTACTGCACACAGTTTTTCTAAATCATTCATATTTCGCTTCCTCATAAATGTTGTCTAATGATTTTGTCGACCCTTTTTTTCTCCACCAATCTGTTAAGAATTCGTATGAGTAAATAGCAGAGTCTGCTTGTTTGTTATAATAATATATATTCTTTGAACGGAAGTCAATCACATTCTGATTGAACAATGGGAATGTATACACTGGTCCAAATCCATGCATCACGTTGTTTTCAAATGATGGTGGAGCTCCAAGTGGCATCTTATAATGGATTGCAAGTGCTTCATTGTTTTCTGTTTCAATAAAATAATAATCAATAATCTTTTTGGCATATTCTCTTTTGAGAGCATAACATTGTAAGCCATGGTCCCAAAGTCTACGACGACGAAGCATCATTGGTGGATATTCAATAGTCTGTTCGTAAGGATACTCAAATACATTACACAGATGTAATGCTCCCCACTCTACTTCGATTCCTTCAATGAATTCCATTAAAGTAAAGTTCCAATGTTCTACAGGCTCAAAGTCAACATCATCTTCAAAGAATAAACCAATCTCTTCGTTCGTATTATCGTACCACCATTTAATTGTTAATAGATGAGATGATGTAACGCCTTTGGTCATTTCTGCCAATAATCTTGGCTCACCAATAATTTCTATGGAATCTTTATTGTATCTTTCGTAAACATGCACATTGATATCAGAAACTCCAAGCTTACTAAACTCGTTTTCTGTATATGCTTTACGGTCGGGACAATCAATCAGATTGATTATGTTCGGCTTCGGTATGTTCTGTAATTTGCTCAAGGTTGTTATCTTCATTTAACTCATTGTAAATATCAGTTAGAATACTATGGAAGTTTCTGACTGAGCCATTATTATGTACACGATATGTATTGATGTTCATTTCTTCTTCAAGAACATAAGCACTGTCAATAGGTGTTTCGTAGTTAATTGCATATTCTTTTATTAGATTACCATTAAAGTACCTACGGCTATCACTTGAATAGTCATGGCCATCTCTTGTGATTTGAACAATAACAATATTTTCTTTACCGACTCTTTCGATGAGTGGTTCAAGTTCTTCTACAAATCCGCCATCTGCTACAGCGTAATGTATTCCATCTTCAATTTCTTCACTAACCATTTTACCAAAATAGTTTAAACCTTTTTGTGGCTTGATAATATCTTCGGAAACATGAATCATTGCTTCTCTACGAGAATAGTTTTGCAAAGCAAATTCTTTAATCTCTTTACGCTCTCTGTCTTCGTAGCCTTCCATAAACCATTTCTTTTGAACACCAAAATGCTCAATGGTTTCTTTAAATAACTGGTGCTTAAAACTTAATGCTTTAAAACCAAACATCTCTTTATATAAAGATGCAGCTTCGTCTTTACCACTAGCTGGTGGTCCGTTAAATATTACTATCATTATCCTTTCCGTTAAAATGTTCAAATTTTGCGATAAAGTAAGCATCAACAATATCTGAAATTGGATTATATCCCTTTATTATATCAAGTTTGACACGAATGTCAACCCCTGTTTCTTCTTTAAAAGAATCCAACATCATGTCTTTGTTTGCATTACCTTTACCTGTTGCAAACTTTTTAATTTCTGTAGGAGCAGGAACGCTATAAGGTATTCCTTGCTTCCATAATTTGTGTTTTAAGAGTCCACAGTTTTCTGCGATTTGGAAGACTCTTCCGACTGCACCAAAGGCATATCCTTCAATAGCAACTCTACTACATCCGGCGGCAGATATCCACTGTAAACTCCACTCGGCCAGATTATTGAAGCGTTCACAGTCTTCGCTCCACTCAGGATATACTGAACAATTGTAGTTTTCAGCTTCTCTAATTTTTTTCTCATTTGGTACCATGTAATAAAATTTGCAATTCTCGTATTTCCATTCTTCACCTGAATGCACACAAACTGCTGGACTTGTTAAACTGTAATCTACTCCCGCAACGACCATAATATACTCCTCATTAAAGGATTATTTATATTAGTCGGCACGATAAAATATGTGAGAACCTATAGTTCCTACTTGTTGTAGACTTGGAGCCCAGTATGGACTTATAAAAGTTGTGTGATAATGTGTTGAGCCTTCTGTCAATCCACGAAACTTATTTTCGTTAATAATTTGTGATGCAATTAAAACAGATTCACTCCAAGAGTCAGCATCTAAAGGTGTATCACTTTTACCATCGCAATACCAACTGAACTGACAACGATTACGCACAGGTACGAGTTCATTAGGGTCTTTCCAAGAAGGTTTATGTTGTCCTTGGTATATTACCCCACATATTGTTTGTGGGTATCTATCGTCTCGTACTCTATTTAGAACCACATCAGCAACTGCAAATTTACCTGCTAAATTTTCTGAACGAGATTCGTGGTAAATATTCATTGCCATACAGTGTTCGCTTTCTGATAAGACATAATCATAGTCAATGTTTGGTTGTGCTTTTAAATCATAAGCAAAACTCATCACAAGCATTATAACTACTGTTATCCATAGAGGCATAAAGTTCTTATCAAAATTACTTAGTTTCATTTTATGTTTTACTCAGATAAGCATTAAGTAAATCATCGCCTTCGAGTTTAGTACCAAAGACATGAATGAGCTTTCCATTTTGGAATCTTTCGATATGTCCATCTGGATAAGAGAGATCTTGTACCATTCCATCGTCAGTATGTTTTTGAGTTTCTTCTGTTTCATACCACATACTTTTTAAACTATGCATATGTAATCCTGTGGATTTTTGGTTCCATTCTTCTGCTTCAATTGCTTTAGCAAATTTGTCTACCATTTCGGTGTGTTCAGTCATCATCATTCTCTCCATGTATTTCTTTATTTAAATCTTCAAGTGCTTCTTCAAGGTCTTTTAAGTGAGGATATCTTGTATATGCAGGATGTGCATACTTTTCAATATCACGAGTATCTCCTTCAAGCCCTAGATCTTTATCGTCTTTTTTACCAAAGATCTTATCCCAATTATCTGAGTATGCTTTATCATCTCGATTTGTTCTTCGGCCTGAGCCTTTACCACCGTGCCACTTACTCATAATGTTCCCAACTGACTCATTGCTTTATGTATTCTATCTAACTCTGGGTCATTTAAATGCCCATAGATTCCGACATCTCCTGAGAAAGAATATTCACTCATAAAATCAAGTGGTGGTTCCACAAAATCTTCTGTCTCTCTATCCATAAAAGCAACTTCCCATAAGTTTGCTTTGTACCCATAAGAACCTGTAAATCTTACAGCTGATACTATGTAATCATCATAGTCAAATTGTATACGTTCACCATCATGCCATGGCTTTCTCTCTGGCCATTTACTCATTAGTCTTCCCTCTGGCCGAAGCCATAATCAATTACAACTGGGAATCTTGGAATTCCATCGGGCGTCTCGTTGAAGTATCTTAATGTAGCCCAATCTGGAGTATTACCATCGTTCCACAATTTTTCTAGTACTTTTTGTGTACCTCTTACTCCTGCTCCGAAGTTTGTTCCATCAGGTTTACGTAATACAAAATGTTTTACATAACCAGCCCAGTTACCTTTACCTTCTAACATTGACACAACTTGAAATTCATCAGTAATAAACTCTTTACGTTTGAGTAAGAATTTACTTCTTTTGTTTTCGTAAGCTTTATCAATTCGTACCATTTGGCCTTCATAGCCATCTTCCATCCACGTTGAGTATAATTCATCAAGGCTATCTTGAGTTTGAGTTAAGATAGTTTCAACCACTTTCACAGAATCAAGCTTGGAAAGTGTCATACCAAGTTTAAAAAACCTGCCAGAGAAGATTAAATCCTTGTGAGAAGTGTCATACATGTCATAAACATGGTATTGTACAAGCTTTTTAGCTTCTAAAGTGTCATACTCTGTAGTTTTTTGTTTACGAACAAGAGATGTAATCTTATTAAAATCATCTTTAAGCTCGTGATTATATAGTTCACCATCAAATGTAAACTCTGGATGTTTATCAAAAATTGGTTTAATCTCTTCCCATATATGTGGGCAACTTGTGATTGGCTTATTTGCTCTTGTCCAAAGTCCACTCTTATTCGCAATACAGCGTATACCATCAAGCTTTGGTTGAGCAATAACAGGAAAGATATCATCATTCTTTTTGTAACCACCAGCTAGCATTGGTTTAAATGCTGTATAAGAGTCAATGTCTTTGATATCTTTAAAATACTCTTTTTCAAGTTTGCGATCGTAAATGCTCATTGCTTCAGATATTGCTTGAGTATGAGCTGTAGTAGAATTTGCACGACCAACATTTTTTGCAACTGTCTTTTTCCAACCAGAAGTTACAAGCTTTCCATCTTGTATTCCTGCTGTACTTCTTGTTGCAGCATCATCATCAGAGTTCCAACCATACTCGATAGTCAATTCACGAACTTTACCTTTCGTATCTCTCTTATATAATGTTGGTAATGAAGATATATTTTGCATGTTACTTTCCTATATGTTTTACGTCTGAGCGTGGTATTACTTGATATGCTCCTTTGTTATATGCAGGAGCTACTGTGAAGTTTTTACTTTGTTCTGCTTTCCAAGAGTGGTCGACAGATTTAACGGGTTTAGTTAATGGTGCTGATGGATAACGCTCACGATGATTTTCTAAAGTCTGTCTCCAGTCATTAGTTACTTCGAGTGGTTTGAAAGAAGATTGGATTTTAGTACGACCATAAGCATAGTCAATATACTGTTGTAATGTGTCGTATCGTAAGTCATGCATACCTTTACGTTTCATGCCACGATTGTGCTGTCGCCATTGCAGTTCCAGCTCTTGCATCTTTGCTTTTGTGATTTTGACTTTACGCTTCTTAGAGCTTATTGCCGATAATCCTCTAGCTAATCCCATAAAATAAACCTCATAATATAAAGAACTATTATAACACGTTCTGTAGCATTTGTCAACCCCTAAGGGAAAATTGGTGGTCGATTATTTGGCGTTCCTTTCCTGTGCAGTATG